AGTTCTTAGAACAGGTGAAACATTTCCAACTGCTTTAAGAGTAGCTAATGCTATAGAGGTGCAATATGTTACAGGTTACGCTGATGCTAGTTCTGTTCCTGCACCTATAAAGATTGCTTTACTACAGATAGTTGCATTTCTTTATGAGCATAGAGGCGATATGTATGAAGGACAAAGTTCATTACCTACAACAGCAAGAAAGCTATTAGACCCATACGTTGTTTATTCTGGATTAGGCAGTTCTAAATTGCTACAAATAGGATAATGGGAATTGGTAAGTTTAGACACTTTATAACTTTACAAGGTCAAGGAACAACTAGAGATTCTGGTGGTGGGATTAGTTCTGGATTTAGCACTATAGCTTCTGTATACGCAAACGTAGTGCCAAAAAGTGGTAAAGAGGTGTATAAACGAGGCAAGTTAGTTGGGAGCGTTACACACGAGATTACAATTCGTTATAGAACAGATATTACTAACGCATCAAGAATAAGTTTTAATAACAAGCTATTTAACATAAGATCAATAATAAATATTGACGAAAGGGGCAGATATTTGAAATTAATGTGTGAAGAAGGAGTTGCCACATGAGTTTTAAGTTTGATATGAAAGATTTTTCTAAAAAATTAGAAAAAAGATTAAGAGATAACAAAGTCAAAAGTCTAGTTACCAGAGCAACATTAATGGTTGAAGGTTCTGCAAAAGAAAGTATCTTAAAGGGAGGAACAGGAAAATTATATGAGAAATATAATCCAAGAAGAACACACAGAGCATCAGCACCAAAAGAACCACCTGCTAGTGATACTGGATTTCTAGTTTCGCAGATTTCAATGAATGTTAAAAAAGAAGCTAATGGTGTAGTTGTAGGACAAGTTATAAGTGCTGCACCTTATTCTGCACATTTAGAGTTTGGAACAACGAATATGACAGAAAGACCTTTTATGCAACCTGCATTAGAAAAAAACAGAAGAAAAATTGAAAGATTATTTACTCCAGGAATATTAAAATGAGTATCGGTCAATTTGCTTTACAAACAACTATATATAGTACTCTATCAAGCGATAATACACTTACAAATACTTTAGGAGCAGGTGTTTTTGATGAAGTTGTAGAAAATGCTACATATCCCTTTGTAGCTTTAGGAGAAGAAACTGCAATTGACTACAGCACTAAAGACCTTGATGGTGGCGAGTTTACTATAAACATACACGTTTGGTCACAATATAAAGGTGCCAAGGAAACTAAGGAAATTATGGACAGAATACACGATTTATTGCATGATAGTAGTTTAAGTGTCAGCGGATTTAATCTTGCTAATTTGAGATTTGAATTTTCTGATATACTTAGAGACCCAGATGGGATAACGAGACATGGAGTCATGCGATTCCGAGCAATAATATTAGGGAGCTAATTTTTAGGAGAAACGTATGGCAGCACCAATAAAAGGAAAAGATGTCTTGATTAAACTAGATAACTCTGGGGCATACCAGACTATCGGAGGTCTAAGATCAAGTTCAATTACTTTAAATGATGAAGCAGTTGATGTAACGCATAAAGATTCAGATGGATATAGAACACTACTAGCAGGTGGTGGAGTAAATTCAATTACTATTTCTGGTAGTGGAGTTTTTACTGATTCAACAACAGAAAATTTATTAAAAGATGCATATTTAGCACAGCAAAATAGAGCAGTTGATGGATCATCAGCACAAACACCTGCTTTTGAAAATTTTGAGTTTTTTATACCAACATTCTTTAAATTTAGGGGTGCTTTCCAAATAACATCACTTGAATATGCAGGTGAGTTTAATGGTGAAGGCACATACTCTATGACATTTGAATCAAGTGGTGTAATTCTAGTTACAGCATCATAATGGCTTGGCATAGAGTACAAATAGACTTAGGTGATGAATCTGTAGATGCAATGATGTCTGCAGATAAATCACAGCTAGAAGTAGCAAACGTTATAGAAGTCGGAGACAGCATAAAAGTTGATAAAAAAACTTATAAGGTTGTTTCTTCAGTTATTGACGTAAGAGATAATTTTTTAACACTAAATCTTGCAAAGGCAAGTAAATCTAAGGAGAAAAAGTCAGATGACAGTAAACAAGTTAAAGGGTGAATTTAAGCTATCTATAGCTAATAAAGAATATAAGGCCAGACTCAATATTGATGCAATCATGCGTATTGAGGAAGCAACAGGCAAAAGTGTCATACTTTTAGCACAGGAAATGGGTATGAATCAAGGTATTACTGTTTCACAAATTCTTATAGTTTTATATAACGGATTGCGTGGTGGTGGCAATGATGTATCAGAAGCTGATGTTAAAAAGTTAATAGGTGAATCCTATTTAGAATCAATAACTGCAGTCGCACAGTTATTAACAAAAACCTTAACTGGTCATTCAGAGGAAGAAACAGACGAGGGAAAGTTACAAAAGGTGGAGTAAAGGTGGAAACTCTGCCAATTCCAAGATTTTTTCAGGTATGTGTTGGCATGATAGGTATGTCTCCTAAAGATTTCTGGGATTTATCTTTAATAGAAGTAGTGAATTCTATTGAAGGATTTAAAGAGTTTAATAGTACAGAGACAGAATCAGAACCACTTGACCAAAACAGATTACAAGAACTTATGGAGTTATACCCAGACTAATGGCTAGAACAGTAGATGAACTGCTAATTAAAATAAAGGCAGATACTAAAGAGCTTGAAAAAAAGCTTAAGAATATAAAAGGTGAGCTTGATACTACTGGAAAAACTGGGATTGCTGCATTCGGTGGTGCTGGTCTTGCAGGTGCTATGTCAAAAATACCAAAAGCTGCAATCGGTGTTACTGCCGCATTAGCAGGAATTGGGGTAGCTTCAA